TTCAGAAGGCGAATGCCGGCATCCGGAGGAAATGACATGTCGGAATCGATCCACCAAGCATAGTCGCAGTTCGATTTCAAAAAGTGACCAATCAGATTTCGACGAGCGATCGTGATGACCGATGAGGTCTCAAAGGTCGAAGCGACTCCGACTCCATTGGCGACCAGTGTAGCCGAAGCCATGGCCAGAAAGTATGCAAATTGTGAGTAGACCTGATCTCCAGATGGAACCAAAGTCATGATCGAGATCGGCTTACGAGGCTGCTGAGGAGCAGGATTTCCAGACGTGTGTGTTGGCATGATATGATTTATGCTTAGTTGAAGAAGAACGAGAAGGAAGTCTTGATGATTGATAGATTGACCTGTTCGAGAATCAGCCATTTGATCCATGCGATCGGCCAAAAGACGAAGTCGACACAGGCCCAGAATCCTGGAGAGCATGATTCTGCTTGAACATTGATATGATAACCTAGAATAGCCGTGCCTGTTGCGACGATTATGTTTGCGATTTGATTCAATATTTTCATTGCGTGAATAATCTAATTTAGAATGAAGGAGAAGTAAACACTTATTTTACGATGAGGCCATTCAGATGGGCACGACGAACTCGTCCGGATGATCCGGTGTGAAATTCATTTTGCATAAATAGAAATGCTGGTCGCGATACGTCAATATCCACCAGCTCTACAATAACCAATTAAGCTATTATGCAGCAGAATCATATTTATTTGGTCTATAAGACCACGAATAGAATCAATAATCATTTCTACGTAGGTGTTCACAAAAACAAAGGAATAACGTTTGATGGTTATTTGGGGTCTGGTACCGGATTAAAACGGGCAATCTTAAAATATGGAAAAGATAATTTCTATAGAGAAACTCTTTTTCAATTTGATACTGCAGAAGAAGCTTATAGAAAAGAACGTGAGATAATTGGAACATCATATTTAACTGAAGAATGTTATAATATGCATCCCGGTGGACAGGGAATTCGAAATACTCTTATTTATATCCGTAGTCCTGAATGGCGTAAGGCTGTCTCTAGGGCAGCAAAAAGACAGGTTCATTCCATAAAACGTCGTCGAGAATCCAGTATAAGAATGTCGGGTGAAAAAAATATTGCTTGTAGAACAGATGTTCGTAAAAAGATTAGTTTGGCTAAAAAAGGAATAAAAAGATGGTATGATCAAAACGGGGCAATATCATTTGCATTTGAATCGCCAGGACCTTTATGGAATCCGTGTCAAGGATTAAAATGGTTTCGTACAATTGAAGGAGATACGCGCTTATGTCTTCGTCGTCCTGGCCCTAATTGGCTTTTAGGCAAAGGGTTTTAAGGTGCTCGGAACGAATTCTAGAGGACACCCATCGATTATAGTATTGATCCGGATTCAGAAGGCAATGACGAGCGAAGATCTCATAGGTTTCCCAGTATGTGCAGTGAGCCTTCATGACACAGACGTGAAGGATCTCGCGTGAGAAGTTCTCGACACCAAGCTTCTCAATGTCGGCCAGAAGGTAGCTCGATGAGCCGCAGTACTCCTTCCAATCAGACTCAATCTTGAACTTCTTTCTCTTACCCTTGACTTGCTTGGACTTCGAAGACCAGAAAAACTTCTTTCCGATGTAGGATTTACCGGTCGGAACGTGGGTAATCTTATACACGAATCCCTGAATATTCTTGGGATCCGCATCGGTGGGGAGTTGAAACGCTTTACCTTGATACATCCATGGATTGAGTGCCATGGAATTATGTATCAGTCTTCTTCCGCGAGCTGTCCACAGAATGGGCAATAGTCGGCCGAGAGATCAGCTTCCGGATCAAAGTCCATGTCGGTGTGATCGTCCGGAGCGTCGAATGGAGTCGCACGAATCGTGTAGACCACTCGACAGGTGTTACAGTACATGTCAGTTTTCATGTGTATGTGTGATGCTTGGATTTAGTGTCCGCAGGACTGTCAGCGAGATCATCCCGCTTTCGAGTGCCTTTGCCGTCACATGTGCGGCAACGGGGGTTTTTGATTTTCGGTTGTCATAAGTTCGGCGTGCCTCACTTCGGCACGTTAAATTGTTTTCTGTTCTATCCGATAGTGTGAAATGCCCTGCGGCGTGGTTTTGGTGACGCGCGTCGGCATCGTCCATCACAAGCAGCGCGTCGGGGAATAAATCCTTGTTGAACTTGCCTTCTTTCAGGAACGCCAGCGGATCTTGTGAATGTATGCCATAAACTTATGCTTCGCAGCTCGCGCAATGGAGCAGATTGCGGGATAGTTCTTGAGCCGGATTCGTTCCACGTTGATAGTACAACGTCTTCACTCCCTGCTCCCACGCAAAGATGAGGAGCTGATTAACGTCCTTGACCGGAGTCTTTGGATGAATCATGATATTGATCGACTGAGACTGATCGATGTACTTCTGCCGCGCGGCGGCCTGAATGACGATCTCCTTCTGAGAGATCTCTCCAAAGGTCTTGAAGACTTCCTTCTCGTGATCCGTCAGAAACTTGAGATGCTGTACGGATCCACCCTTCGTAAGGATCGACGACCAAGTCTCTCGATCGTTCTTCTTATGACCCTCGAGGACACATGCCAGAAACGGATTCTTGTAGGTGAACTTGCCCTTGGCCAGATCCTTGACGAAGTAGTTCGAGTTGAGCGGCTCAACGGACGGAGAGACCTGACCGAGAATGAAGGATGACGAGGTGGTCGGAGCGATCGCCATCAGAGTCACGTTTCGACGTCCGGTTCCTTTCAGCAATGCTGGCTCGCCAAACAAAAGAGCCAAAGTCTTGGTTGCTTCCTCGGCTTTCAACTCAATATTCTTGTGAATGGCCACGTTGAGCATCTTGGCTTCCATGCTCTCGAAGGCGATCAGCTTGGATTGCAAGTATGAGTGCCAGCCGAGTACGCCAATGCCGAGCGCGCGCTGATTGACGGCAAACTTACGAGGAGCTTCCATGTACGGAATGCCCTCGGTCTTATCGATGAACTCCGTCATGACCGCGTCAAGGAACATCACGAGCGTCTGAACCGCGTCCGTGTCCTTCCATTCATCGTAATGAAGGAGATTCATCGATGACAGATTACATACGAATGACTCATCTGGAGACGATGAGAGGGCTACCTCGCTGCAGAGATTGGAAGCATGAATGCGCTTGTTCTTCTCTTTATACACTCTTGGAGCGTTCTTATTTACGGTATCCGAGAAGAACAGGTATGGATAACCTGACTCGAAGCGCTTCTGAATAACCTTGCCCCATACTTTTCGCTTCTCCTTGTCTCCGTCGATCATCGACTTCATCCACTTGTCCGTGATCGTGACACCCAGAGAGATGTGCTGAATCGGATTACCGTCGTCTCGAATCTGAAGGAACTCGAGAACGTCGGGATGATCGATCGGCAAATACGCGGCAAATGATCCACGACGAACGTTGGACTGAGACACCACGTTCGTGACCGTCTCGAAGAGTTCCATGAAGTGAATCGGACCGTTCGACTTTCCTCCAGACTTGATCGTCGCACCACGTTCACGGAGCGCGCCAAAATAAGCCGACGTTCCACCACCCATCTTGGTCATCATGCCGACCTCGGCCGTCTTGCCGAGAATGGACTCCATCGTGTCGTCGATATACGAACCAAAGCAAGAGATCGGAAGGCCGCGTTCAAGTCCAAAGTTTGCCCAGATGGGAGACGAGAGCGAGTACCAGCCAAGCGACATGTACTTCTCGAAGCGCTCAGCGAAGCCGACCGACTTCAGAATCTTCTCGGCCGCCGCGGCGATCTCCTTAATTCGAGATTCCGGAGTCTGCCCATTTTCAAGGTATCCACGTTCGAGAAAGAGACGTGAATCCGAATTTAGCCAATAATAAGGTTTTGCTTCCATAGTTTATATATGAGTATTCAATTCCGCTTTACGCCTTATCCATGATTCTTTCATTTTTTTCCGAGTTTCTTCTGAATGAGTTTTGCCACTCATTCCCTTTGTTCTATTTCCCGGTTTTCCTTTTTTTGCGATGGATAGTTTTTCCCGCATTTCTTTAGATTTTGATTTGCCCTTTTGCCATTTGGACATTCTTTTACGAGTTTCTTCTGAATGAGTTTTGCCTGTAAACCCACCAATTCTACCAACCTGCCCTTCAGATATTTTAATCCGATGATCTTCAGACAATGATACCCCTTTATGTGATTCGGATATCTTTTTGCAAACTTCTTTAGAATGATTGATAAAAGGAGAATGTATACCTCGCATCATTTGATATGCTCGTTTATCACCTGGCATTTTATAAATTCTCCAAAGCAAATAATGTGCAATAATATGTTCTTCGTGTGTTAGATATGTAAAATTATATTCCTCATCTGTACCACCGGCATGTCTGGGTTTAATGTGATGCCGATATAAGGTTAATCCAGAATTTGAATTCCAAGATTCTTTAAGAAGTTTGCGAGACTCAACTAGCTTAGTATAAATAAGATTGCTGAACATAGAGACCTTTCATTCTTACATGTTTAGTGC